AAGCAGCGTCACGGCCAGTTTGAAGGCGCTATGGGGTTGTGGCGCATGGCTGGTCGGGCGTTCTCAGGTACTTCAAGGAATGAGCTTAGACCACTACAAATACAGAGGATGGGGGCAGCGGCATGACACACATGGAACGGTTTTTAAACAGCAATCTTTGGAAGTCAGGCGATACGTTCACCCGGACGCAGGTTACTCAGGAGCTGAGCATTCCAAAGTCATGTGTTCAGGAGATCCTTCACGATCTGGCAGACCAGCTGGGAAAGTCAGAGGGCGTGCAGAATAAAATTATCTACCGAAAAATCAGCGGTAGTCAGGAGTGGATCAAGAAGCCTTGGCGAAAACTTACTAATGATCAGTTAGGAATTGTGGCGTGAAATTCCAGCGCATCTGCGAACAGCTTTGCCCGGCAGACCAGGAGGCGATAGAGCTTTATGCCGGTTTGCAGGACGGGGATGTTGTCGAGGTTGAGGTGATTGTCAGCAAGCGACGGACGGGAACACAAAACAACTGCCTGCACCAGTGGCTAAGTCAGCTCGCAAAGACCCTGAACGAGGCCGGGTTAGACATGCGCGCCGTCCTGAAACCTACGGTAGACATACCCTGGACAAAAGATTCGGCAAAGGCGCATCTGTGGAAGCCTGTACAAATCGCCATGACCGGCAAGGATTCAACGACAAAACCAACTACGGTGGAATACTCGAAAATCTACGAAACCATCACGCGCCATCTAGCCAGCAAGCATGGAATCGAAGTACCACCATGGCCGAGCATTCGCTGATGGGCATAAAGCGCAGCAATGCCGACATCGCCTTTTCCGAGGCCATCAGATACGCCGCTAACCACACCTGTGAGCACTGCGGGCGTCAGGGTAGGACAGAGTGCGCCCATATCTTTGGGCGGCGTGAGAAGATCCTTAGATGGTGTGCAGACAACGCCTTTTCACTGTGCCACTCGTGTCACCGCATGTTCACCGAAAACCCCATGGACTTCACCGCATGGGTCACTGGCCACATCGGTCAAGGGATGGTGGATATTCTGCAAGAAAAGCGCAGAGGAATCTTGAAAGACAACAAGGCGACTCGGGATGATGTGGCGAAGCATTACCGGGAGCAGTTGCGAAAGATGGCGCATGATGATGCGCACAAAATGGAAAGCTGGAACTAATATAATCTTAATTTGGGATAGGCACAGTCATGAGTTACCAGGATTTTATACAGCAAAAAGAATTTAAGTCTTATCCGTCTGGGTTTTCTTCTGACGTTTCCGGCTACGGAATGTTTGAACACCAGTCAGACATTACCCGATGGGCGTTGAATCGCGGAAAGGCGGCGATTTTTGCAGACACAGGTATGGGAAAAACCCTGATGCAACTTGCATGGGCCGATCAGGTGGCAAGGCATACCGGGAACCCGGTTTTAATTCTCGCGCCGCTGGCGGTGTCAGACCAGACTATCGCGGAGGGAGAGAAATTCGGCATTTCTGTAGAGCGTTATACGGGTTCGGATGTGTTTGGCCCGCATGTATTTGTCACGAATTATGAACAATTGCACAACGTCCAGATAGACCAGTTCGACGGCGTTGTGTTGGATGAGTCAAGCATTCTCAAGGGGATGCAGGGGAAGATCAGGAAGCAGATCACGGAAGGCTTCCGAGGCACGCCATACCGACTTAGCTGCACTGCAACACCATCGCCTAATGATTTCATGGAGCTCGGCACTCAGTCTGAGTTTCTTGGGATTATGTCGCAGACCGAAATGCTGGCGATGTTCTTCATCCACGATGGAGGCGACACGAGCAAGTGGCGGCTAAAGGGCCACGGCAAGAAGAAGTTTTTCCAATGGCTAGCAACGTGGGCTGTGTTTATATCAAAGCCGTCCGACTTGGGCTATTCCGATGACGGGCACGAATTGCCCGACCTGGTGTTTCATGAGCACGTTATAGAGTCAGGTGTGACGGATGGCCTATTCGCGCCTATTGCTCAGGGTCTACTTGACCGAAACCGTGCCCGCAAGGATACGGTCGAGGCCAGGGTAGCAGAAGCGGCGATGATTGCTAACGGCATTCGTGGTCAGTGTCTCGTGTGGTGTCACCTTAACAGTGAGAGTCAGCAGCTCGTAGACATGATTGATAACGCGGTTGAAGTTAAAGGCAGCGATAAGCCAGACCATAAAGTTAATGCCGTAGGATGGTTTTTGGGATATAGTGGCTACGTTACAAACAAAAGAGGCGAAGTAACGCTATGTCACGATCAGAATATGACCAGCAGAAATATAGAGAAAATAGAGAAAATCGACTCGCTCAAGCAAAGGAGTGGCAGGAAAGAAACAAAGACCACAGAAAAAAATACATGCGAGAGTACGCAAAGAAAAACAGAGAAAAGTTTACAAGAACAAAAGAGCAGCAAGACGAGTATAACAAAAGAAGAAGAGATCGATACGCAACTGACCAAGAATATAGAGAAAGAGAAAAGAGCAAGGTTTCAGAATATCAGCGGAAAAACCCTGAAAAGAGATTCGCAGACAGACTCAGAGTTTACGGAATCACACCTGCTGAATATCGAGAAATTATGTCATTACAAAATGGTGGATGCGCCATATGCGGATGCCTTGATTCTGGATGCTCAAAAAAAGAAAGGCTCCACGTTGATCACTGCCACTCAACAGGGGTTGTCAGAGGACTGCTTTGCACAAACTGCAATCAAGCCCTTGGAAAATTCAAAGACAACCCTGAAAGGCTCAGAACAGCAGCAAGATACCTCGAAAAGAGTTCTGATTAGCAAGCCTCGGATTTTTGGGTATGGGCTAAATCTACAAAACTGCCACCAGATGGTTTTTGTTGGCCTGTCAGATTCATGGGAGCAGTTCTATCAATCGGTAAGGCGATGCTGGCGCTACGGTCAGAATAAGCCAGTTCATGTGCACATTGTCAGCGCAGATGTGGAAGGCGGAGTACTCGCAAACATTAAGCGGAAAGAATCACAGCATAAGCAGCTAAAGGCAGAAATGATCGCAATCATGAGGGATTGCACGCTGGCTGATTTGGGGAAGGCAAGCGCCGAAAAAACAGAATATAAACCTAATGTAAATATGGAGAAGCCGTCATGGGTAGCGTAATTAATCAAGTAATAACTGACCAGTATGCGATTTACAACGCAGATTGTGTCGAGGTAGTAGGTGGGCTTAAAGATGAATCTGTTGATTTTCAGATATACAGCCCGCCTTTTGCATCTCTATACACATACTCAAACAGTGACCGGGACATGGGAAACGTCAAGGACGATGAAGAATTTTTCGATCACTTTCGGTTTCTCGTCAGTGAGCTTTATAGAACATTAAGACCGGGACGGCTTATGGCGGTTCACTGTATGAACCTGCCGACCAGCAAACAGAACGACGGTTTCATCGGGATTAAAGACTTCCGGGGTAATCTTATCCGTTCATTTCAGGATGCCGGTTTTATTTACCATTCAGAGGTTTGCATCTGGAAAGATCCAGTAGTCGCCATGCAACGCACGAAAGCACTTGGCCTACTGCACAAGCAGATCAAGAAGGACTCCGCGATGAGCAGGCAGGGTATACCGGATTACGTTGTCGTCATGCGCAAGCCTGGGGGTAACGAAAACCCAGTCTCTGGCGAGTTCACGCACTACGTGGGAGACAACCCGCCAAAAGGCTTTGCCGGGCATCAGTACGACGATGGGAGGTGGTATTTCGTGCCTGGTCACAGCGGCACCAGCATTGACGTTTGGCAGCAATATGCATCCCCCATATGGGACGACATCAGCCAGACAAACACGCTCAATTTCCGCGAGGGGCGGCACAGTGACGATGAAAGGCATATATGCCCGCTACAGCTAGACGTTATCGAGCGGGCCATGCAGCTTTGGACAAAGCCTGGAGATACGGTTCTAACGCCATTCCTCGGAATAGGCAGCGAGGCGTATGTCGCGGTCAGGATGGGGCGAAAGGCAATCGGAGTAGAGCTTAAAACGTCTTACTTTGAATTAGCTGAACGCAATATGACTCAGGCAAGCGAGAAACAATATGACATTTTCTCTGCGTGAAGGAGAACACATGAAAAAAAAGCACAAGGCGTGGGCGGTTGGCGTGCCAGGAGATTTACTACGGAGGCAAGGCCAGCTTTACCCGGAGATTCACGACAACCGAGCGACGGCAAGAAGAGTCCGCAATCAGATGCTCCCATTTTGGCCGCCCGGCCTTGAGGATATTCTAGTCACATATCAGTAAGTTAAGTTGGAGCGAATTTTCTTCACTCCAACTTAACCTATTACGCTCCGCTCGCCTGACGTTCACTGCCGTCTACTGAAACGGCAAAAAGAGGAGTTCGACAGCATGTCAAAAGATCTTCCCCATACCCGCAAGTGGGTATCCGATAAATTCCT